TTGAAATGGCAACAGGTTTAATTCTGTTTTCCATTGATTTTTGTATAATAATTGCATTAAGACTATCTTCATCACTAGGAGTTAATAATACTTGCAATTTTTTAGTTAATCTTTTCTTTTGTGGAATAAGTTCCTGTACAGTTTCATTAAAACCATATTTAGGATTATCAGATTTAAATTTATTAATCCAATACTCTACTCTTTTTAAAACATCACTTAACGATTCATCAGCTTTAAAGACTTCCATAACTTCTCGCTTAAATGCTTTAGTTCCAAAATCCTTTACTGCTCGTTTAATGTATTTTCCTGTGCCAAAGTTGTTTGGGTTATCATTTACTGAATAACCTACATAAACCTTGTTTGTTTTTTCTTGTTGTAATTTATAGATAATCATGTTTCTATATTATATAATTTATATTATATATTGAGAAGAAGGTAAAAAAACTGGGATAGCTATAAAACAATCCCAGTTTATGTTAAATTAATTTATATTACGATCCTACGTTCTCTTCAACCCAATGATCACAACGATAAGTCATTGTTAAATCAACTGCGTCTGGAGTAGTATAATTTAGTTCATCCACAAAATCCATCTGACCAGTTGGGAATACATCTTTAAATGTAATCTTTCTGAAGATATCACCTGCTCGGTTATATTGAACAACAATCATACTTCCTACGTAATCTTTCTTTAATCCCATTTCACCAGTTAATGGATCATAGATTATATTAGTCCAATTACGGAATGTATTATAGATGTAGTTTTCATTAGCTTCATTCAAGTTAAGACTGAAGTTAAGAGCTAGATCAACAAATGTTTGACCTGGCATACTTGCAAATGATCTATCTGCAAATTTGTACTTTTGTCCAATTGCATCAATTGATGGATTTAAGTTATTTAAACCTCCAATTGAATTTACCTGTTCTAAGATAAGACCAGTATCATCCCCTAATGGAGAAAATATAGTCACCTCAAAAAGGTTAGGTTGAACTGGTTCGTACCTTTGGCTACTGGCCCTTGACTGGGTATAATGTGGTAACGGCATAATTTATTTTGTTTTTTTATATATTCGTCTTAGCTAACCTCTTATTGGAAGTTTCCTGTACTAATTGCACCGGTTCTTAGAATAGTTGTTCTTTGTACAAGAATTTCCATTCCTCTTACTGGTTCAATATATGTATCTAGGATACCTACATTCTGATCAATAACTTCTGGTGTATTATTAGTTTCATCCATTATATTTCTATAATCAAAAACCCCATCATCATTTTGAACAGTTGATAAGAAATTATCAGCTAATGTTTTTATTTCTAATCTTGTTTGAGCTGTATTAAATTCAAATAAGTAGTTTTTAAGAATTGCATCTATACCATCTTGAATATAAATTACAACCTCTCTAACGTTAATAGAACTTAAAGCAGATTTTGGAACCTGTTGTGCGGTTTTATTTGCAAATATAGTTGGTCCTGTTCCACTTTGGAATACAATTGGATTTAATCCGAATGGTTCCAAAAAGTTACGATCAGTTGTATCAAGATTTATTTCTAAACCTACAACCCCATTTCCACCAATAACTCCACGTCTTACACCAGCCACGATTGACCAAGGTAATGCGTTTTCATATTTAAGTATAAAATTATTAGATACGTTTGCAGCAGGAGGTACATTTATATTCTTACCTAAATCTCTAACTGTTACAAATGGATAATAATATCCACCATAAGAACCATCGCTCGTTGCTGATGGTAATGAATATCTAATCGTTGGGTTTTTACTAAGATCTCCACCTTCTGCAATAAACTTAGAAGATAGTTGGCCAGTTATTGTTGTAAACGTTGGATCTATATTAGTTCTAAAATCTTTCGCTGATGGTGCATTAACAATTGCAAATGCATTTTTCCTTGCTCCACATAATTTAGTAAATATAGATTTACAATTTGCCTCTATACCATTTCCAAAAGTATCTACTAAATAACGGAAGTTAATAGTTTCTCTATCAGTTAAGGCATTAGCTAATTGTGTACCTAATAAAATTGGACTTAATATTTCATTTTGTCTTGAATTAGTACCATTTGGTAATTTAGTTAATGGATATGCATATCCAGGTAATTCAAAGATATTTAAAAAATCTATCCATCTGTCAATTGGTCTATATAGTTCTACGAATGTTGTAGCTTGACCTACTGGCTTGTTAGTATCAATTTCTGATTGAGTTGTTACTAATACACCAGATCCATTTGCAGGAATTGATAATGGAAACTCAGCAGGAGTTGCTGTTCTTACAGAATTAATTCTTGTTAATCTTGATGGCGCCGTTGAGCTACCTTCAGAATGTACTAAGTAATTTCCTACGATTACTTTTGCAATTTGAGGATTTGTTGAATCTATTACAACTTGATTAGGTAGTATACCAGCTTCTGAAGCATTATCACCTAAAATAGCTATTGTTAAATTATTTGATCCTTTTAATGTTTGTACGTTTAAAGTATTTGCTGCTACTGCAACTGCCTTAGATGTTAGGAATAATCCTGTGCCATCTAAAGTAAAATTAGCATGATCTTGTAAAACTGTAAAATCAGCATCTTGATAAGGTATTATTCTTACGGCAGATGGGAAATAAGCTGAATCAGATATTGCATAAGGTGTTCCTGCTGGTGTTCCTGTTGGAGCAGCATTTGGAATAAAACCATATGTTGTAGAAACAAATCTTAAGAATGATGTTTGTTGAATTCCACCTACATTGTAAACTGCTTCATCTCCATCAGTTAAAGTTCCTAAAGCAAATGCAGCTAATGCAGTAGATCCGTATCCACCTATAATACCAGCTGTTGCGTTTGATAATGGAAATTCATCAGCTATAAAGTCAATTGCAGATTCATTTACAAATGTATATGATGCTTTAAGCATTATTGCAGGTGTTATACCTCCAACTGCAGAAACTTGTATACTTGTAATATTACCACCTGCGGCAGCTGGTGTAACTAAAGTAACTGGAACCCAAAATACCGTAGTTCCTACTGTTCCTTGTATAAATGATCCTACTGTTGTAGCAGTATTTGCTGTCATTGCTTTCATTGCAGTAAATATTGCATCTTTAGCAGCATTTGCATTTGTTGCTACTATTTGTACGTCGGTTCCACCAGATATTACTGATGTTGTCATAGTACTAGTTGTAACAGCAGCTACAGTTCCAGCTTCTACTTGTCTACCATAAGCCAAGTCAGAAACAATTGTTCCACTATATGATAACATATTAATATCAGTTTGACTACTAGTGGTTTGAGCGTATTCAAGATTATGTCCTACTAGATCAATTCCACCAGAAACACCATCGATAAGTATATCTCCACTAAATAAATCTTCATTTACAGTACAGAATAATCCAGTAGATGCAGTATCAGCATTAATAACTTTTTCAACAAAAAGGTTATTACCTAATAGATCTACAAAATCAGGAATTAAACATGCAGTATAAGTTGCAACTAAGTTTACTTCCGGTTCATTAAAAAATTGTGCGATTTTTGTATCAGTAGCATCGGCATCTAATACTCTTCTTTGTAATCCTTCTGTTGCATTAAAATATTGTTGGAATGTTGGATCTGATTCGAATCTTTTATAAGGTTCTATATCTTCAAATTTACCACCAAAGTTACCGTCTATCACAAAGACGTCAACGAAGAAGTCAGATATTAAACTATCTTTATCTAAAAATCCTGGTACATTAGCAGAACCATACCATTCTTCAACTGTTACTTGGTAAGGTAAAACATTTCCAGGTGCAGATTTTTTTGCAATTACAGATATAGGATTTTGTCCTAAATTAACAATATCAAAGAAATCATTTACACTAGCAGAATTCAATACGCTAGTATTAGCGCCCATTGCAATTAAAAATGAATTAGTATCTGGATACCAAAATTTGTCTGTATTATAAAACTTACTAAATTCATAACCATCTGTGCTAGCAGCATATCCTAAGTTACGCTGAGCATCTGGTGTAGCTGATGTTGCAAACCTATTAGCATATACTAAATCAGTTGAAGTTAATGTAAGTAAATTTAGTGCAAGAATTGGTCCTCTTTCCAATGCTGTCAAGCAGCTTCTGTGGAAAAAAGAATCTTTTCTTTCTAAGGTTCTGTCTATATCACCATATACTTGCTTAAAAAAAGCTGTATCTGGAATAAAGACAGGAGTATTAAACGGGCCTGTCCTAGAGAAACCGACTATAAGTCGTGTTTGGTTTGCGGGAATACTTACTACTTGACTTTTGTCAAATTCGAAACGATATGTACCTGCAGCTTTAAGAGAAGCGATTTTTGGATCTAGTGCCATCTTGTATTATATTTTTTTTGTTTATTAGTTTTTTTATATATCTACTAAGTATCTACTTTTTATACTAAGTCATAGATATCAAAATTTAGATTCCCACCCTTTGAATCTTTTTCTAGAATTTCTTCGATTTTAATTTGTATGCCTGGATCTATTACATCATAAATCTCCTCAACAAAATCAGAGAAATCTAAAGTAGTGAAGAACTCTGAACTGTTTATACAAGTCATAATTAAATCATCATTACCTAATTGCCCTGCATATGAACCATTAGGTAGCTTTCCAAAAGTAGAAGATTCTTTTACAGTTTCTTTATCAAATATTTGAATTTTGTTTTGAGAAATGTATTTTTTAAAATTTTGACAAAAAATTGGTTTATTGTCTTTCTTTACTTTAAGGCCAAACTGTTTTATCTTAGCATCTACTCTGTGTTTAAATTTAACGATTGATTCTTCATCAAATTCATTTCTTTGAGGAAATACAGTTTCCATTCTTTTTATTAATTCACCACCAAACATATTCCATTCTATAATTAGTTTTACATTTTCTGAGAAAAATAAATCGAATGATAAAATATACAATGATTTTGCAAATTCTTCAATAGTATGAGAATTACTCCTAAACCTACCTACTTGACTTATACCAAAAAAGTCAACAAAACTTCCTGGTGTTGTTACACCACCCCAATCTTTTAAATCTAGCATTTTTATTTGAAATATATTAATAACAGAATAATCACCGCCTACACCTTCTGCAATATCTACAGAGAATACCCAATAATTATAATCTTCTTCAATTTCATCTAAATTAAAACCTGGCTTCCACAATAAACCAGAGTAATCAATTTCAGCATCATCAAATTCTGGTATTTCTTTATGTTCAAATTCTATTTGGTTTTCAGTAAGCTTTTTTAAACTAGCAGCCCCTAATAATAAAGAAGAGCCTGCTATAAATTGATTTCCGTATTGTCTATTAAAAGCTTCATCACTACCTAAATTAGCAACTTCTTGCTGTGCCCATTTATCATCTCTCCCTGGAACATCCCACCAATCAACTCGGAATGGTGTATATTCACTTAATCCTTTATCAGCGGCAGTATAAATATCATAGAACTTGTTAAAGCCATTAGGTGTGCTAGTAATTATTACTTTAGAATTAGTTGATGCTGAAACTGTAGGATATACATTTTCATAAAAAGTATCTACAAAATTGGCAGGTATATGGGCAAACTCATCCATAAATAATAAATGAATAGTAAAACCAATTGCTGCTTTCTTAGTTGTAGTTTGGCCTATGATCCTACAACCATTATCAAACTTAGAGTTAAACACATCCCATTTAAGAGTACCAGGCTTTATAAAGAAGGGTAAATGTTCTAATATAGTTTTACCTTTATCAATAATTTCTCTTGTTGTAGCACCCTTATTTGAAAGTATTAGCGAATTTTTATCAAAGTTAAATACTGAATACCATGCAATAAAAATAGATGAACATATAGTTTTACCAACTTGCCTACTTGCAAGACAAACATTAAATCGCTCTGCTTGAAATTGCCTTAACATTTCTTCTTGATAAGGCCTTAGATTAATTGTCTGTAAACCATGATCTGTCATTACAGTACAATAGGTATTAGCAAAGTATACAATATCCTTTGCGCACTTTTTAATTTCTCTTAATTCATCTGGTGTATAATTAAATACAATGTTTCCTTTTCTTAAATTAGGATTACCTTCGTAGAATGGCGTGGACTTAGGCTTATAACCTTCATCAATAGCTAGCATTAACTGCTCCACTTTCTTTGAAGTCCATGAAAATTGTTCTTGGCCTTTAGATATCTTTAGTTCAAATCCTGCTGATTCTGCTTGTGGTTTAGCCATCGTTTTCCTCTAGTATAGCAATAATTTCATTAATGTGGATTATCTCGTATTCGATATCATCCAATGTTGTTATTGTACCATTACCTATATTTTTTAAAATAACATCACCTTCTTTTAAATGCTCAGCTTTACCAGCATTAATAACCCTAGCCTTTCGGTTATGTTTTTCATTAGGTATAATAATACCCGATGATGTTTTTTGTTCTTGCTGTTCAATTTCTTGAATTAGCAAATAATTATTCTTCATTTTCATTTCCATCGACGTCTTGTATATCTTCTTCGTTAATTGTATCTTGTAAAGCTCTCATTAAATCTTTTGTCCCTCGAGATTTAATACCACTTTGTTTATTGGATGATGAGGAGCTTTCGGTATTATGGTAAATATCAACATCACGTGATATCTTTTTGGCGTTTTCTTCAATTGCCACCATATACATTGTTTGACTTTTAATAATATCCAAAAGAGTTCTTTGTAAATCACTAAGTACTTCAAACATCCTCGGTGAAACATCACCTTCATGTATAGTTTCCATTAATAAGGTAATTGCTGTTTCACTATTTTGCATTTGTCTTATTAACATAGATAAAGCAGATTCATCTAATTGAGCTTTAGCTCTAATATATTCATGCTCTGCGATAATCTCTTCACTTAAATAAAAAGTTAATAGACTATTCATTACCTTTTCAGCTTTATTCTTAGCTCTAACTAATTGAGCGCCTTGTCCACTATCACTACTGACAGGCTTGAGGTCTAATTGGTTTTCTCCTAATCCTTCTACCTCATCAGGTAAATCATTTAAGAGATCTCCTAAACTATCACGAAACTTGTCTTTCGATGTTTCTTTCATATAACTAAATTTATAATATATATTCCAAGTTACCTTGGGTTAGTAACGATTGGTAGTAATAATTCTGGTGAAGCATTATCTAATAATAAAGCTAAATGAGAATCTTTTACTACATATTGACTTAAAATTAATTCTTGTAATCCTTCTTCTATTGGTTGGCTCCATATTCTAATGTTAGTTAAATCAGTTTCACAACCTATTAATTTCCATGCATAACCATCAACCATTCCTGTTGCTGGTATTGTTTTAGTCTCAGAAAAAATCCTTGTAAGATCAGATGTTTTTTCTGGATTAATTGAACCTGCAACGTCTACTGTATTATATAAGAATAATGATAATTGTTTTGCTAGGTTATTTAAATTAACAGTAGCAGCATACCATTCACCTTTATTTAATGTTACTGGATTTGGTGGTTGAGATAAATCATATTTATAATAAGTGTTAACTCCTGAATCATTTAAAGTAATTATAAACCAGTTTACAGTATATGTAAAGCTTGTTAATATTTGTACAGGATCTAGATCTGTATCATATTGTAAAAAAGTATTACTTACTTCTTTAGCAAATTTTGCAGTGGTAGCTATAGTTCCATCTATATAAGGAGTATCTAAAGTTAAAGTGTTAGTAGCTGCATTGACTGATTTGACTTTTTGTATACCGTTATAAGAATTAGTCCCTCTTACATTAATCCAATCACCTGTTTTTATTACATCGGATACTGGTCCTACTGGTAAGCCTGGTGTAGTGATCATAGGATAGGCTGCACTATTACTTATTTGAGTTATACGTACATTCTTCTGTACTGGTGCTTTATATTGAGGCCTAAACCAAAATGTAAAAGCTCTATTATCAGTATTCGCCCATCCACCTTTGTAACGATATTTAACAGCAACTGATGGGATTGTATTATATGAATTAGTTAATGTTCCTAGAGCATAATGATATTTAGAAATGATTGTCCATTGATTATAGACATTCTCTTCTGTAATTGTCATCTTTTTATTTAAAGCTCTTCTTACATAATCATTTGCTTGACTACCTATAGTATTATATTCATTAGGTTTTCTAACATCTTTAAATTCATTTTCTCGTTCAACTCTAAACTTTTCTTCAACATTTGAAACTAAGGCTTCAGTAGAAGCTTCAGCTGCATCTCCTAATACAGTATCTTCATAACCAACATTAGTTCTTTGTTGATATGTAACTAAACTTACTCTCCAATAAGATCCAGTATACATAAAATCATCAGCTTCTGCTATTGCATCAACTTCATACATTCTATTCATAAATTGTTTAAAATATAAATAGTCTCTCATTTGCGGTTTAGAACCTATCCCAAAGATTGCTTCAAATGCAGACTTAACAATATGAATTTCAAATTGAACAGGAAAATCCATCATTAATGGATTAAATGCAATATCCCTAGTAGGTAATTCATTATCAGGAATTAATATCTTAACTTCACCTTCTTTTATAACATCGAATAGTGAATATTCTTTTAAAATAACATCTCTACTTCTTTGATCTGCTTTAGTTTTATAATAATCAACACAAAAACCGAATAAATTAGATGCCATTGCAGATAACTGAGTATACATTTGACCAGCTCTAGATATGTCATATGGATTCCAACCAGCATCACAACAATCAAACGCTAAGTTTAATGCGCCTGAGCAACCGTCAACACCACCACAATCAATTTGAGGTATTTTACATATTACCCCACCATCAGTTACAATCTCTAAAGCAATCGAAACAAAAGTTAATGTACAATCACCAACTTGTGTATATCTATATTCAATCCAAAATTTATTAGCTGGGTTTAATACTAAAGACTCTAGATTAGCATCTGTTAATGTAACCCAATCAGAATAAGTTACGCCGTCAATACCCCATCTATAATCCTTGTTATAATAACAAGAAGTATCTTCACCTGTAATAGTATCAGTAAATCCTAATACTTCGGTTACATTTTCATAAGGTGTCTTAAGACTAACTAATAGTTGATCCCCGTTAGCATCTGTTGATGATCCTGTTACTGCCATGTTATGAGTTTATTTGTTGATCTTCTGATTTATCAATTTTCTTGGCCCATATTTTATCAGCAGAAGCTAATCCTAAACCACCAATACATATTGCAGCTACAGCATTTATTAAAGCTGGCTCTACTGGTTGTTCAGTATAAAGGTTAATGAAAAGTGCTACGCATAAAGATAAGCCTGCAGTTATTCCTATAAATCTTTTTGAAGAAGGTGTACCCTTTTCATCTCTTAAAAGGCCACTAATCCAATTTATTATCTTTTTCATATACAAACATTATTTGTTTATATATTCATGTTCTAATACGGTGTATAATCAGTCTTAACTAATAAAATAGGATTATCTTCTTCTATTTTAGGATCTACTGAAGTAATAATTTCAAATGTATCTACTTTATTAGATTCATCCATTTCAGCAAGGATGTCAAACAAAGTAACTGCATGGATATAAAAATAAGGATTTCTTTCTAAATATTTATTGTTTATTATACCAACATCTATAAAGCCTTTATTAAAAATATCTAATTGTTCTCTATCTAATATTTTAGTTAAGTCAAAAAGACCTTCTATAATATTAAAATGAAAACTTACAATTTCATGTCCACTTTCAATTTTTATTAATCTAGAAAAATCCTTTTCATCTGATATTTTAAATGTAATCTTTTCAAGGTTTGATAACCTTTTTATAATAGATTGTAAAAAGAAAATGGAATTAGGCTTAAAGTTAGGATTAGGTAATAAGTCTTGTTCTACTGTTTTTTGTAGCTGTGCACGTAAAAATGTAGAGGTTTGTATTGCCCTTTCAAATTGATCTAATGAAACGATAAACTCTTCTAGTTTATTAGATTCATTTTTACACTCTTTTTTTACTCTAGATATAATCAGATTATCAATGTAATCATTCTTATATAAAGTAAATGCAATATGGGTTGGTATTTCTAATTCAAATTTATTATCAATTAACATCATCACTCATCTGTTTTTCTAATACATTTATTGCATTCTTAATTTCAGATGGGTGGTGCTTCATTGCTTCCTTAAAATCGCGTTCACCTATTTCATTAATCTTTAAATACAGATCTAATGCTTTAGGATTAGGGTCCCACGCTTTTACTTTTTTAGGTGCCTTGGTTTTAGTATAAATAAATCCAGGTACTCTATTAAATTTTGATGCAACCATTCTCCACGCTTCTGCTTGACCTACTGGATCAATCTTCAGTGCATTAAACATATTTGCTTGAATGGGAAATTTAATACTCATAAATCTATTTGTCATAAATGAATTTTTAGATTTATCGTATCCTTTTAATTTTTCCCACTGTGGATCTCGACCAAACAAGACCTTTATGTAATCAAATAACTTCATTACTTTTATTATTTATACGACTTATTGATACAATTGTTTTCTAGTTTTTAGAAAATCTTTCCTTTGGATTTTTTATTAGTAATAAATGACATATCATTGTTATCATCGTCTTTATCACCTTTAAAGAAACTTGCCTTAAATGCAGAGTTATCATCACCATCATACTCTGTACCTTCTACTATTTTTTTCATAGTTGATACATTAGGTAATTTTAATTCATTAATGTTTATTTTAGATTCTACTGATTTAAACATTTCATCCAAAATACCTTCTGGTATAGTATGAGAACTAAGTACCATTAGATTAACATTGGATTTAAGATTAGTTATAATCTGTTCTCTGCTCATATGTTTAGCTTTCATATGTCTAATAGTTATGTTTGCTAAATCAGTGATATAACCGTCTTCATATAAATACATATGAGATAAGGTGCCATGCTTTTGTTTAAATTCATTTATAATAGCAGTTGCTTTACCTTCACTAATACCATATCTTCTTGATTTTCCATTTTTAGGAGTAGAGATATGCCAATAAGCAGGTGGAACATTATCACCTGAATCACCAGTTAGAACTTTACGAAAACGGAATTCCTCTGGATCTACTTCTATTACAGAAACTTTCTTTTTAGCAATTATTGATGATAATAATTTTTTAGATTGGGCTTCTGGTGTAGATGAAGATTTTAATACATCAAATATATCTTTAGAGGTTTCTTCTTCTTTAGTAGTAAGCCATTCAGAAAAACCTTGATAGGTATACATTTTTTTATGAGCTGGTGAAAATAAAATTGTATGAGTACTGTTTGTTTTACTTCTGTTTACTAATTGAACTAAATCTCTATCACCAGTAAACATAATAACTGATTTGTCATTTGCTAATGATTCTGTATTCCATGCATACATTAAATCATCACCTTCTGCTCCATTTATTTTAGAATAAATAACACCTTGCTTAACAAGTAACTGTGTAAACTCTTCAGTAACTTTTGAAAAGTTTTTCCAATTAATAGAACTGTCTTGTTTACGATTACCTTTATATTCTGCATCTGGGTAAAAATCCTTTCTCCATGATCTTGAATCAATA